GTTGAACTAGATGCCACATAGTTTACGTCCTTTATGTAATTGAAAGCCCATTGATTAGGGCTAGAGATAGGATAGGAATTGAACCTATTTAACAGCCTTACTGTCTATCTAAGAAGCGATTCATTACTTCTTGTGTTAACTCAGCTTCTGAATACATGGATAATGTATTAGTTTGAGTTAGTTCATCTAACAGTTCTTCGTAGATGTTTTCAAGGATTAGTTCATTCATAATAGTTTAGTTTAAAGAACATTTAACCCGAAGGTTAATAGTTAGGAGAGGACTTGAACCTCTAAGTAAGCCTTACTTACTAACTGATTACATCGCTTCGATGCAATTAACTTGATCATAATCAAGCTCGTAATATTCAACTAGTAACACATCTGGATCATCAGTTAGTGTTAATTGGGAATCGGGTAAATACTTAACAAATACATCGATTTCTTCTAAACCATGTTGTCTAGAATAATCCCATTTTAAACCTAGATTCTTAACACTTTCAAGTGCAGATGGTTTCATGTGAATTACAGTATCAAGCATAATGAAATTAAATAAAGAATGAATTGGTGGGCTTTGCTCCACTCTTATAATATAGCAGAGTTTGAGGTGTTTGGCAAGCCTTTGTTACAAACTGAAATGTTTCAATGTGTGAAGCGTTCAGATTGAATGGCTTGCCTCTTCCACTCTTATAATATAGCACAGCCTAGCGTTGAAGGCAAGCTTTCGTAACACTCTGTAATCTTTATACTTAGTATGATATGTGTGCTGCTATGTGTTATGATGGTGGATTACTCTGGATAAATATATATTAGCCAGTATATTATCAAGCTAAGTAATAGTATCGTTGGTAGTAACCAGCTCATTCTTATTATCATTCATAAGTAATAAGTATTAGATAGTAATCATTGATTAATTATAATTAACTTAAGCTTACAGATAACGAGACATTAATATTAATTTAACTAATATCTGTCTCCGCTCGCTTCGCTCGCTCGCTGATCACACAGTACGCACTGTATTTGCGCGAGCTGCGAAGCAGCGAGCATTTCTTTATACAAATGGGGATGATTGCGGCGCTATTTCATACTAATTTTGGGGGGCCAAGGGGGTTTCCCGGCGCCGAGGCGTTAAGAATACCCTTCAGACTTTTTTATTAAAATCTTAGACTCCTTTTTAAGGATTTTTATAGCTTTCTCATGCGTTAAGCATTTCTGAGCTTTGGTTTGAAGTTTAAGCAGCTTTCTATCTGCTTTATTCAAAAGAAACTCCCCAAAGCTGACCTACCATAGAACTGTTGAGAGGGTTTATCTGCCTCAACCATCTGTTCTCCTATCGCTGTAGCATCTTTAATTGTTGAATCCACAGCTTCTAAAGCGAAATCTTTAGCTGCAATACCTAATCCTCTAGCTAAAATCTCTTTATTCTTCCATATATTACGACTTACTTCAGGTATAACCTCTGTATATGTTGAGGGACGTATGAGAGCCTCTCCAACAGCCTTAACATCTTCAGGGTTCTCTGCTGCCTCAAGAGCTAAATCGAAGCCTGTGAGAGCCCAGGAAGCAAGGTTAACGGGCTTACCGAATAAACCAGTACTTGCACCGAACTCATCTAACTTTCTCTCACCCTGAGCAGAATATAGTTGTAATCTATTACTCAAGGTAGGATCATCTTCAAAATCCTGTTCTTTTGCCTGTACATTTACAGAATGAAGAGCTGATGTAAGTGCTGTACCTCCAACAATCGCTACACTTTTAGCTACAGGACTCTTCAATGGTCTTGCAAAACCTTTAGCTGTATTAACTGCTTTTCTTTTTATATGTTTAAAAGGTTTATTTAAATTCTCAGCTATAGCATCCGCTCTATCTCCAAATAAAGCTCTCATTTGAGTTTGGAGGAGTCTTGACTTCTCAGGAATCTTTGTTCTCTTCGTTTCTTTAACAAAAAGAGCCTGTCTTAAAGCTTCATTAACCTCGCTTTGTTGCTGTCTACTTAATTCAAGAGTAGGAGTAGGTTTAGCAAGTAAATTACGTATCTTAGGCTCTCTAGCAGGGTCTGGACCGAATATATCAGCTTGAATTAGTAATCTAGCTTCTTCGCTTAATTCAGGGAAAGCTTCATCTACTATATTCATGACCTGATTAGGAGTGAATTCCCTTTCTGCTTTTAGTAGCTCTTGAAAAGTCCTCCCCTTAGCTTTTTCTGGTATCTTACCACGAAAGTTTCTAGGATTAGTCTTAGCTTCAATTAAAGCTTGTTCAATCGTTCTATCTGTATAGTCATACCAACCTGACCACTCTTCAAATAGCTGATCTAGGTTTTTCCCTTTCATCCCTTTCATAGTCTTAGGGCTAAACATTGGTGCCCCTGTAATATCACTAATACCGTGTTCAGCTAAGATATTATGGATTCCTGTACCTTTATAAAGAGGATTACTCCATTTATTATTTTTCTTTATCCAGCCTTGTTTTTCCCACTTACCTGTTTCTTTATTAAAAACAATACCTACTGCATCAGGATCAGCTTCTCTAAGTACTGCTAATTCTTTAGCAGAGTAAGCGTTTAAATGTTGTTTATCTTGTAGATCAATTCTATTTAATAAAGTATTACCAAACTTTGTTCTACCAGATTTCCACATCCGGTTTACTAAGTCCGTAGCCTCTTCAATCTCAAGTCCCTGAAGAAAAGTGGACTCTTGCATGAGTCCTCTAACATGGTGAGCTTCTAGTTTCTCTAAGTTAAAAGGGGACTTTAACTTTGAATTACTACCCCAACCTTCAATAGGTTCAAAATCTGGAGTTTGTCTATAACCTTCAAATTTACGTTTTGTTTGGGAGCTTACTCTAAAAAGATCTAATTCTTCTAAACTACCTCTTGGACTATCAGGTTTAACAAGATAACCGTTTTGTTCAAACCATGTTTCATTCCACTTAAGAGGTAAAGGTTCATTAGCCCTTATAAATTCGAATAACTTATCCTGATATTCAACAACTACCTCTCTATATGTTTTATAACTTTGTTTCTCTGGTATATACTCACCAATCTTTCCTGAGACTATCTTCTCTCTTAACGAGGCTGATACGTCTGCCTTCTTGTTTACTTTCATGGTTATGCTGTATGTATATGTATATACCGAATATTACTGGTCCTACTATCCTTAGTAGTAGAGTAATAATGAGTAGTCTTTTAATGATCATGGTTCACTGCGTTCACAAACATGATGTAAAGAGGGAGAGAGTTTTATGTCTCTCCCCTTTTTTTGACCGCTGTTTCCACACACGAAGAGCACCACTTCCTCGTGTTTTAATGTGGGATTAATACCTACCTAGAAGAAATCCAGGTAGGGAGCGGTTTACCGGATGTCTTACCTTTAGCTTCTTGTCTTTGTTGAAGGTTCATTCCGAGTACCATATAGTTAGCTTCAGCTTGTGGATCGTCTATCCAGGATTCAAGGTGGGCATTCCATTCGTCGGCTTTACGTCTAGCAATTTCTCTGTTGGCAGAGATGGCGAGGGCATCTGTGTACCACTTAACCCCTTGGGCAAGGGCATCGATTCTATCATCGTGTTTAACAGCTCCTTTTTCGCGGCACATTCTAGACATTTGATAAAAGAGCATGTACTGCAATCTAGACTCAGGAGCCGCGTCGTTATTCGAGTTGTAATCCCAGGTAATAACCTTGGGGTCAACAACCAGCCTGTGCTGATTAAGGACAGGCTCAAGACTGTCAATAATCCTATCTTCTTTCCTGACATTAGCTCTAGTTTCCTCAATGTTTAATATTGTCTTAGTTGTTTGACAGTGTTTTCTAAAGAGTTCAGAAACAATGCCATCACCAAAATTACTCTCAATAAGAAGGGTAGACGCTTTATATTTACGACAACCCTTGAGGATTGAGAGGAGTGTTGTGTCGCTGTATCCATCTTTGAAGGCTTTTACTTCATGAAGGTACATTATCCCATTTAATTGGGAGAGGTAACAGGCAACGGTTTCATCGGTTCCGCGGCCTGAGGGATCGACGGAGCAGATGGTTTCGGTATAGGGTTGCCATTCTCCTTGGTGTTGCATAGGAGAGTAGAAATAATCAGCAGGCAGCCCAACGGCAGGAAGATCTTTAATAATGTTCTTAGGATCTGAACACCATATAATGTTTTCGGGAGCATTTGCGGGGTTAACAGGGGTTACAATAAGGTCAGCAAATTTAAGAGGGAACTTTTCAGCGTCAGATAGGCTGGTGTCCAGCATAAACTGTAGCATAAAGTTAGATCTACCCATTGACGATTCACGTTCAAGTAGATCATTCTCTCTAAATCTTGTATCTGTAGGTTTCCAAGCAAGTTCTTCTGTAGTATCAAGATCATTAACTAGTTGAGGGGCCAGTAATCCATCATACATCGCCACCTTTCTAGGGTATCTAGCAGGCCAAACAAAGGGTTTATAGGAGCGTTCCCGAAGTTTGTTGTAAATAGTAAAGGTCGTCTGAGGAGTTCCAAGGAACATAATGCGAGAATTAGGCTTAGGAGTAAGGATAGACTCACATTCAGTAACCAATTGAAGAAGTTTTTCACGTTGCATCTCCGTCATAGAGTTATTTGGTACCTCTACATCGTCTAGTACCATTAAATCTGCTCTAGATCCGGTTAACTGGCCAGTAATACCGACACTTTTAACACTAGGAGCTTGAGCTGCCATGGCCGGACCTACATCAAAGGAGATACGAGACCATCTCTGGTCATCGTTCTTAGGCTTTAAGTGGGATAACCACGGTACTTCAAGGATAAGTCTTTGGCAGAAGATCGAGAAGGCGTCTGCTCTATCCTTAGAGGCAGAAACGACCATAACTTTCTTATCTGGATCATTAAATAACGTCCAAAGAACGAATGCAGCAGTAATCCAAGATTTACCAACGCCACGGAATGCTTGGATTTGTAATCTTTTGGGTCCATTTTGTAAGTACTCAGCGATACAGAGCTGTGCTCTGGTAGGAGGAGGTAATGTTAAATGCGTCCAAACAGCTGTAAGGAAGTATCTAAAATCATCATGCAGTTGCTTCTCTATATTTAGTTGTGTCTTTTTCAAGTTATACTCCAGATCGCTTTCGTCAGTGCTGCAGCGAGTGCTCGGTAACCAGTAGCTACATAAATCTGGCCTGCAACAACTGATATAGTTGCTATAGACCAGAATATATAGTAGTATCGCTGTTTAATCTGTCTTGGTGGATGAGTTTGAGTGGTCATTTGCGTGATCTGTTTCTTGCTCTATTGGTGGATGAGTCTTCTCTTACGAATCCTCCGGATTTGGTTCTGGACATATCTGGCCCACCTCTGCCGTATATCCCTGCTTTACGTCTCGCTCGGTTGTGTTCCGCCCTTGATTTTTTGTTAATCGTGAGCTTGTTACGTCTTCTCTGCGAAGCGTTCTTGCGTTTTCGAGCCCCGTCATTGTCGCGGTAATTCTTCGCACTTTTTCTAAGTTGTGAGTAGGGTTTACGCTTTGGCGCCATTGAATTTTACCGATTTTTGTACTGCATCAAAATCAATTGTAGGCATTATATCCTTCAGTTTACCTAGTGCAGTATTATCCATAGCAATACCAGTGATGTCATTACGAGAGAGCCAGTCACTTGCAGCTTTAAGGTCTGCAGTAGTAGCTTCTCCGGCTTCTATCCTGGTTACAAATTCATCTGTAACAAGATTATGGAGCTTATTAAAAGTCTCCTCACTTGCTCTCTTTGTTTTAACCATTGTTTACTTTCCGCCTGGGAATAGTGCTGATTTAATTACGGCTACAGCTTGGTCATCCAGTGTGTTCTCTGTGGAGGACACCAAAC